ATGAGAAAAATATTATATGTAATGGTTATAATAAAACAGTCTTTGATGCCTTTGAAAGACATGGAGTCACTCCACACATTATAAACTTTAGGCATCGTTACTTTTGGGATGGAGGTTTACATTGTATTACCACTGACTTGTGGAGAGATGGTGAGAAAAAAGATTACTTCCCTAACAGAGATCCTAATAAGATAGTACTAGCAGGGTAGGCATTTATTTTTGTAAACTATATGTCTTGACAACCACATCTTTGACCTATATAATAATAGGACTAAGGAGGTCAGGATGAACCCAGACTTCTATATTATGTGATCAAGTAAACAGTTCTAACACGGAGATGTGTATGTCACACAATCTTATCTCGCACAATCAACTGGCTTATTGGGAGCTCAACGAGCAGGAACTCAACACACCAGATCGAATGACCGAATATGTAGAGTGTATCTGCGATCTAGAAAACGAACCAAATGGGGAGCGAGCGTGTAGACCAATTCTAACAGGCTAATTCAATCAAAAAACTATTATAAAAGAGACTCCGTAAGGGGTCTTTTTTAGTGCCTAAATAGTGGGTAATGCGTAAGTTTATTTTGAAGGATAAGAAGGCAGCAAAGAAATTATTGAAGAGAGCAAAGAAACATCCTGAATGGTACACGACAGATGAGATAAAGTATGCTAAGATGGTAAGGAAACGTATAAAAGAGGATGAAGCCACGGCAAAAGAAAAGTAGGTTCTATTATTATTTCTGGGGCATCTGTGCTGTAGCAGTATGTTCTGGACAATGGTACGTTGGGTCAGGCTATCGTAAGATGGCTGATTCTTTTGATAGGGTACTATCAACACCAATCATTATAGATCTGAAAACTGCTCCACCTGGAGAATTTTTAACTCATGATAATATGGCACGAGAACTTTTCACATGGAGATAAGATCAATCAAGGTCTTATTGAAAAGTATCAGACTGATTTCTTTATAAAAGGTGATCCTCCACACAATGATCATGGTCTTCACTATACGGGGTATCATTTGAATCCTCATAGTGCTTGGAAGATTAGGAATGGTTCTGAGTTAGGAGGAGGGTATCTTGATAGAGAACTTCTTTCATTATACATACCAAAGTTGAAGTCTATCCTAGAACTTATAGGATTGAATACAGAGTTTCAACAGGTACATAAAGATAAGAAAGCCATCTTTTCTTTCCAACATATATGGGGTCAACTATATAAAACTGGATTGGAATGTAAAATTGATGTCCATAATCATTTTACTAGTGCTGGTGATCTGTTATCATGGGTTCACTTTGTACAAGTTCCAGACAAAAAGTTATTCTTCTTTCAATTAGGAGACAAAAAAGTTTATCCCGAAACACAAAACTCTGGTGATCTAATTGTCTATCCATCTTATGCTCCACATGGAGTAGATGTAATGACTGAAGGTGATGAACCTAGATTTGTAGTTGTCGGAAACATTCACCGAATAAAGTAATGGAAGACTTTCAATGGGTCGTATACTCTAAAGATAACTGTCAATGGTGTGAGAGAGTTAGACAACTCTTGAACAGTGTTCAGATAGATTATCAAGAGTACAAGTACGAAAGAGACTTTGATCAAAAAAGTTTCTATAAAGAGTTTGGTGAGGGTGCTACCTTCCCACAAGTATCAAGAGGCATTGAACACATAGGAGGATGCAAAGAAACACTACACTACATGCAGAAAAAGAAATTGATTTAGGATCTATAAATAAAGGCGCAGAGCTTTTATTACGAGGAGACGAGACCAAGGAACAACTGCAAACCCAATGGAGAAATAAGATGGAAAATGCAATCATTGCTCTCAGTGTTATGGTAGGGATACTTACCCTAGGCTTTGGAATCATTGCTGGATATCTTATTCGAGCATACTTACAGGAAACGACTCCACAATATTCCCATCCAGAAATGTTTGATGCGAATGGGAACCCACTACCCGATGAACTTCTTGCAATAAGATTCGAGGGTGATCTAAATGAAACTGACGACTAATTATGGCACGATTACCAAACAATCCTTTAGTATCTGAACTGTTCAGAGCAGTCCATGGTGCTAAGACTAAGGATAAAAAGATTGATCTACTAAAGCAGTACATCAGAGATGATGTAAAAGCAATCTTGATCTGGAACTTTGATAAAGGTATTGAAAGTGCAGTACCTGAAGGAGATGTTCCTTTCAAGAAGAATGATTCACCTGAAGGAACTGCTGGTCACACTAGACTAGTACATGAATGGAGAACCCTATACAATTTTGTTAGGGGTGGCAATGATAAACTTTCTAATATGAGAAGGGAGACCTTGCTTGTCCAGTTACTAGAGTCTCTTCATCAGGATGAAGCAGAGATAGTAGTACTTGCAAAGGACAAAGATCTTCAGAGTAAGTATAGAATCACTAGAAACGTAGTCGAAGAGGCATACCCTGATGTTGTATGGAGAGATAAGTAGTTGACTATATAATATAACTGTGTTATAATCAACACACACGTTCAACCTCATAGGAGGTCGCAAGTAAGCCGACTCGGAACGGAATCGTTCATCCTCATGGAACTACTAATTGCTGCTATCTTTACTTGTGAGGAAGGTCAAGATCTTATTGATAAGATGAGACCTTCACCACACAAAACTGAATTAGTTCAGGTAGTAAAGGATAGTACTGAGAAGGGATGCTTTGAGGACGCAAAAGTTGACTGAAGGAACGGGGTATCCACCCTACCTTTAGGTACAGCCAATGGCACAAGTCACTTATCGTGGAGTCAAGTATGACTCTGAAGAGTACAGAGATATGCTCATCAAAGAGCATAACTCTAAGAGAAATCACGATCTAATGTATCGTGGTATCAAGGTTAGAAGCAAGGCAAAAGCCTGTAGTTGAAATAAAGGAGGGGTTGATCCCCTCCTTTTTTTATGTTATAATATTCTCATGGATAAAGATAAACTAAAAATCATAGTCTCTGACTTAGAGATGTTATTATCTGCACTCAAAGCAGAAGTTTACTCAGATGTTGAGTCTTATAGATATGATGATGTAGAACCAGTTGAATTAGACTACGACGAAGAGTACGAGGGACCATGACAGTAAAACTTGTAAGCATCACTCCTGATGCAGAGAAAATGATGGCATACATTGCCAGAGTATCTAATCCTAACAATCAGGAGAACGAAAAGTATGCTGGACTGCTGAAGTATTGTATAAAGCACAACCATTGGTCTGTGTTTGAGCAGTCTACTATGACAGTAGAGATAGAAACTACTCGTGCTATTGCAGCACAGATCTTACGTCATAGATCATTTACTTTCCAAGAATTTAGTCAGAGATATGCTGACACTAATCTATTGAAGGATAAAGATACTACTATACCTATACCTGAATTTCGTAGACAAGACACTAAGAATAGACAGAATAGTATTGATGATTTAGATCCAGATGTTGTAGATAAATTACGAAAGCAGACTAAGACTTTGTTTACTGCTGCACAATCATTATATAATCAGATGGTTGAGTCTGGTGTAGCAAAAGAGTGTGCTCGTATGGTACTACCTCTTGCTGTACCAACAAAGATATACATGACAGGATCATGTAGATCATGGATACATTATATCAATTTACGATCAGCACATGGTACTCAGAAGGAGCACATGGTAATTGCTGAAGCAGTTAGAGATGTATTTGTTGAGCAGTTTCCTGCTGTGAGTGAGGCACTTGAATGGGAAAAAGGATTGCAGGAATAAATTTAGCAAAGAATGGTTCTCTTGCTATTATAAATGAGGGTAAGATAGAATTTTATCTAGAAGAAGAACGTGCCACAAGAATCAAACGAGATATCAGTGCGAAGGCTCTTGCCAGTAAGTATATTGATTCTGATATTCATGCTGTTACCATATGTGATTGCTTTACTAGGTACAATAGACAAACCTACATTGAAAGAACCCAAGAGAAACATAAGTTATGTAAGATCATTCGATCCAGAGGTTGTAATAATATTATAGACTACAGGCAGAGACATCATGAATGTCATGCTGCTAATGCATTATACAACTCAGGGTTTGATGATGCTGCTGTCATTGTTATGGATGGTAAGGGTTCTTTCTACAATGGTTTCTGTGAAACAGAGAGCATCTATGATAATCTAACACCAGTATTCAGACATTACTCTACCTTCTGGAGTGAAGAGGAGAAGTTATCTACTCCTTACTGGAGTGAGGATAATTTTTATAGTGATAGAGTTAGTATAGGTCAAGCATTTAGAACAGTCTCAAGGTACTGTGGGTTTGATGAGATAGAAGCAGGTAAGACTATGGGTCTCTCTGCTTATGGTCATCCCGATACACCTGTAGACTTATTCAATGAAGAGTATGGGCATAGTGTATGCAGTACAGATATAAAACCTTATGGTAATACTACAAAGTATACTGGTACTAAGTATGTTGAAGCAGACCTAGCATATAATTTACAGAAGTCTGCTGAAAAACATGCTGTCTTTATGATAAAGAAAGCAGTAGAGTTGACAGGTAAGAAGAACATCTGTGTGTCAGGTGGTTTCTTCTTGAACTGTGTAGCAAATTATGCTATTATAAAAGACATGGATATAAATCTATATGCAGACCCCATTGCATATGATGGTGGTCTTGCAATTGGATCTGCACTATTGGAATATGAAAACTCTTTATCTCGGACCTAAGTATGACCTATCACATATAGAAGGTGATACTGTACCTTCTATAGAAGTTGCAAAGTTATTAGAACAGAGAAAAGTTGTAGCGATATTTCAAGGTAGATCAGAAGCAGGACCAAGAGCACTCGGTAACAGGTCTATACTGTACGATCCAAGAGATCCTGATGGAAAGGATAGAATCAATAAGATCAAGCACAGGGAGGCATTCAGACCCTTTGCAGCAAGCATAAAGTTATCTCATGTACATGACTGGTTTGACATGGCAGGACTAGAAGAGTCACCACACATGATGTATGCTGTCAATGCATTAGAACATACATGGGATAAGATACCTGCTGTACTACATGTAGATCATACTTGTAGGATACAGACAGTAACTATAGATCAGAATGAACATTACTATAGGTTGATCGATGCATTCTGTCAGATAACAGGAGTACCTTTAGTATTCAATACCTCATTCAACATGGCAGGGGATCCATTGGTAGAGACACCAGAGGATGCTATAAGATGTTTTGATAATAGTGAGATAGATTATTTGTATTTTCCTGAGGTCCAAAAGTTGAGGGGAAAATGAAGAATTGGTTCCAAAAATTTCGGAAAAAAAACTCGGCAAATTTTTTGACTGTAGGGTTGAACCTATCAAACAATGCTTCTATTTGTATCATGAAGGGTGGTGAGATAGATTTTTACTTAGAGTCTGAAAGAATTACTAGGAAGAAAAGAGATTCTAATGTTAGAGATCTATTAAAATATATCAAGGGTACTCCAGATCTTATTGCTATATCAGATTGTCATTGGGATAGAGGATCGAAGACTCTAGGAACTGCAAGAGATATTGCTGCTATAAAAACCACGTTTCCTAAAACTAAGTTGTTAGATTATACTAAGTGTCATCATAAGGTACATGCTGCTGGTGCATGGTACAATTCAGGATTCAAAGAAGGTGTTGCTATTGTTGTTGATTCTAATGGTTCCAAGACTGATGATGGTATAGAAATAGAAACCATATATGATCTACCTTCATGGAATGTATTGCATAAGAAATATTTTGAATCACAAAGTGTTGGTGTAGGTAAGTTATTTGAATCAGTGTGTAAGTATTATGGTTTTCATGAGGAGGATGCAGGTAAGGTTATGGGTCTTGCTGCCATAGATAATGGTCAGGCACGTAAAGTTCAAGTGATATGGGAAAGGAGAGCATTGGAACTTAGTGATTATGCTGAGGGTAAGGATCTTATACTTACTGGTGGATGTTTTCTAAACTGTAAGGTCAATTATATTTTACGTCAAGCATTAGATCAACAGATCTATGCTCAACCTGTTGCACATGATGGTGGAACTGCTATAGGAGCTGCTTATCTTGCCTACACTGGACATACTGGATGTTAGTACAACGATAGGTTGTAACCTATCTTGTAAAGGATGTAATCATTTTAGTAATTACTTCTCACCTGTAAGTAAGTTAGATACTGATGCCCTTATACATGACTTAGAAATTATACTTCCACGTATAGATATTGGTAGGATCTCTGTCATAGGTGGAGAACCTTTACTCAATCCTAGATGTAAGGAGATACTCAATGCATGTAGATCATATAGTAGTTCTCCTGTCTATCTTTATACCAATGGCTTACTACTCCTACAGAATGAAGAATGGATACGGGAGGTATTAGAAGACCCAAGAGTTTATCTTAGAGTAAGTATACATGTTAGAGAAGTGTATGATATATTAGAACAATTCAATCATCCTAGAGTGCTGGTCACCGAACACAGTACAAACCTTTCCAATCAACATACTGGGAAGGATAAATGGTTTCATTCTATAAAGAAAAGAGACGGTAAAGTATATCCTTACAACCATAATAATATTAGTAGAAGTTATAAGGTTTGTTCCTGTCCTAATACTCAGTTATATAATGGTAGACTATGGAAGTGTCCTAATACTGCCTTTCTAAGAGAGTTATTGTCAGTTACAGAACAGAGTGATGACCCTGAGTGGCAAGAGTATATTGTTGACGGGATACCTGTTGATTGTAGTAACGAATGCTTGACTAATTTCTGTAAGTCTACTAGAATCCCTGAGAAAGTATGTAACATGTGTACTTCTAAACCATTGCACTTTAGTGCTGGTATTCAGGAAAGGACTGACCGAAAGGTTATCATTACACAATAAATACAACACGATACTGAGGGCTTATGCCAACATACCCCATCAAACATAAAGAGACAGGAGAAACCAAAGAGTTGATCATGTCTATGAAAGATTACGATCAGTGGAGAAAAGATAATCCCGACTGGGATAAGGACTGGTCTCAAGGATCAGGAGGAGTAGTTAGTGCGACTGGAGATGTTTACAGTAGAACAGATGGAGGATGGAATGAAGTCCTCTCTAGAGTGGCAGAGATGCCTGGTTCTAAAGTAAAACCTCAGAACGGACGCTACTTATAATGCCAGCAAGAAAAAAGAAGATGACCACCAGTGTTGGTGCTGGTATGTCTACCAAGCAGATGAAGAGAAGAAAACCATACAATGTTGACATGATGGTTCCAGTGGAACCTATCACTGACAACCAGAAGAAAGTCTTTGACTCCTATAAAGAGGGAAAGAATCTATTCTTGTATGGTGCTGCTGGTACAGGTAAAACCTTTGTTACTTTGTACCTAGCACTACAAGAAGTATTGAGTCCTATCACACCATACACTAAGGTAGTGATGGTTAGATCTCTTGTTTCAACAAGGGAGATTGGATTCTTACCTGGTGATCACGAGGACAAGTCATTCTTATATCAGATACCATATAAAAATATGGTCAAGTATATGTTTGAGTTGCCTACTGATCAAGAGTTTGAAATGTTATGGGGCAATCTAAAAACTCAAGAGTCAGTTAAGTTTTGGAGTACATCATTCATACGTGGTACTACATTAGATGATTCTATTATCATAGTAGATGAGTCACAGAACTTGAACTTTCACGAGTTAGATAGTATAATGACAAGGTGTGGTGAAAACACCAAGATTATATTCTGTGGTGACGCAGCACAATCGGATCTTGTCAAAACGAATGAGCGTAATGGTATCTTAGATTTCCAGAAGATCATTCAACGTATGCCTGAGTTTGAATTAGTTGAATTTAATGTCAACGATATTGTAAGGTCAGGTCTTGTCAAGAGTTACCTCGTAAGTAAAATTGAACTAGGTATGTAATGTTTAATCATGTTGAATGTGATCTCCCTGCTCTGAGTAGGGAGACCAAGGATGGTATCCGACTTTATGATGTTGAAGGACAGAAGTTGGTCTCAATTACTTCAGTCACCTCACACTTTAATAAAGAAATCTTTGTGAAGTGGAGGAAGAGAGTAGGAAATGAAGAGGCAGACAGGATCACTAAGAGATCTACTACTCGTGGTACTAAAGTACACACTCTAATAGAGAATCATTTGTTGAACAAGGAGGTAGACCCTGATACTCCTGGTTCTAAGATGCTATTCACTCAAGCTAAGAAATCTTTAGGAAATATAAATAATATATACGCTCTTGAGAAGAGCCTTTATTCTACCGAGTTAGGTGTTGCAGGTACGGTAGATTGCATAGCAGAATATGATGGTGAGTTGTCTATAATCGATTTCAAAACTGCAGCTAAACCTAAACCAAGAGACTGGATTGAGAATTATTTTGTACAGGCAGCAGCCTATGCATGTATGTTCTACGAAAGGACTGGTATTCCTGTTAAGAAACTTGTCATACTTATGACCTGTGAGAATGGTGAAGTGACAGTTTACCAAGAGTATGATAAAATGAAGTACATGAGACTACTAGTCAAGTACATCGAAAAATTTGTAGAGGACAAACTAAATGCCAACTAAGACAGAAATGAGAGCAGTGCTTAAGAATAAATTCTTATGCCAAGATAAGTTTACTAACGACATTGAAAATTTAGTTAGTAATAATTCTTCAATGAATTACATTGAAGCAATTTGTCACTACTGTGAAGAGAATAGTATAGAGATTGAATCTGTTTCTAAACTAATATCAAAACCATTGAAAGAAAAACTGAAAGGAGATGCAACTCACCTAAATTATTTAAAGAGAACATCAAGGGCAAAGTTCCTTACGATTTAGATGAGTCAGCAGTTGTGGAAGGAACGTAAGATTGCAGAAGCATGTCTTACTGACCGTGATATACATGAGGTAGCAACAAAGATAAGTTATATTAGATCTCTAAAAGGATTTTGGATTGATAATTTTCAGACAGTATCCGAACAAGATATAAAAAAGTTAGAAGAAGAAAGACCTACCACTAGATTGCTGAGTATACACACCATCAATGGTTGTAACTTAGCATGTCGTGCTTGTAATCATAATAGTAGTTTACTTTCTACAAAGAGTACCGTTGACATAGATCAGGTGCTTCATGATATGGAAGAAGTATTACCTAAGATATATGTGTGGAGTCATATTAGTATAATTGGTGGAGAACCACTGATGGAACCACGTACTAGAGAAGTAACGAAGAGGGCGAGGGAGTTAGTAGAAAGTACAGGACAACCATGTGTAGTAAAGTTGTTCAGTAATGGTTCGAGGTTACTTCAGGAGAAGGAATGGATTGTAGATGAGATGTTGAAGGGAGTTGTCTTTCGATTGACATTCCACTTTCCTTGGTATACAATGAAGGGAGTCAAGAATTGGGAGAATGCTTATGAATTTGTTAAGTATGCTGAGGAAAGAGGGGTAGATATTAACGGAATTACTTTAGAATTGAGTGAAGCATTTCGTATGGACAATGGTCAACCAAGAGTATGGTTTGATCTATTCAAGTATGATTACACTGATGGTATAAAGTACTATCCATATGAAGACCACAATATTGAAGAAAGTTTCAAGCATTGTAGTTGCCCTAACTCTCAGTTATATAATGGACATCTATGGAAGTGTCCTATGATGTCATACCTTAGAGAATCATTAGAGGCAACTAATCAGTTGGATGATCCTAAGTGGCAGAAGTATTTGAAGTATAAACCTACAAGTATTACTGCATCTGATGAAGACCTAAGAGCATCATTCAAAGAAGTATTAGAACCCACATGGATATGTGATATGTGTTCTGCTAATCCTAAATGGTTTACTGCAGCACAACAGTTAGATGCTTCACATAAAAAAACTATTGAGATGATTAACCCATCAAATTATGAGTCCGTTTGACACCTACAAAAAGTATCTTGCATTCAAGAATCACTTCACGAAGGAGAAGTATGACTACCATAAGTATGGTGGTAACTCAAGAGCAAAGATAGATGCATTCTATAAGAGAAAGGATAGGTACTTCTTTGAGAAGACATCGAGGAAGTATAAAGATGATGAGGTATGTGATTTCTTTCTTGCTAACTTTGTAGCAACAGATAATCCTCAGGGTGTATGGATAGGAAATATTATCAAGACAGGTGAGGTAGTATATAAAGATTGGATGAGGAGACAGCAGAGTTTATTCTATAACTTCAAGCAGGGTTCAGAAGATATGATGGATCAGTATGATTATGAAGAGTTCTTTGATGCATCCAATGGTCATCCACCTATACTAAAAGAACATCTTGCTGGTCGTATCAGTGTAGAAGAGATGTGTATCTATGAGAAACTATTTTCTTACTGTAAAGATTATGATAAACAATTGGATGATCCTGTATGGAAAACCGTAGGTCTAAAGATTAAGAAGTACTTACCCTTTCTAAATATCGAAAAGGAGAAGTATAGAAATCATTTATTACAAAGAGTTAAAGAGAGGTATTCATGAGTAAATTTTTTGAATCTAATACTGTCAGAGATGAGATGCAAGACATCACTCATCTTCAGCAAGAATTGTATAAGGTTATAGCACAGTTCCCACAGATGAGTGATGAAGCAAAGTGGCATCACATTGAAACTATCAAAGAACTGTTGGAAAAACAACAAATAATGTGGACTAGGATAACATTGTCTGATGATCCAGATGCAAAGCAAATGAAAGAGAATCTTATGAAAGGATCTCACCAGTTAGGTTTTGGTGATGCTGATCTAGGATCTATTTTCAATAATATGAGGACTACTTTGGATGCAATGCAGAAAACTCTCCGTCATTAAGTGGAGTAGTGCTACTATAATACCTATTGCTATGGTCTTTCATGTCATGGGATGGACTCCATGGAATAGTATCTTACAGATGTTTGGTGCTGCTGGATGGGTGTACGTTGGTACTAAGACAGGTGAACGTGCTTTAGTTTTGAACTTCCTTCCACAGTTCTTTATCATCATTCCAGGTCTTATATTTCTATGGTTGACAGCACCTAAATAGTGTGATACACTATGTTTACGGTGAAAATACTACAATCCACCTAATACAACGAATATGTCGTTTGCTAATCTGAAAAAGCAATCTCGCTTGGGCAGTCTTACTTCCAAACTGACCACCGAGATAGAAAAAATGAATAAGGGAAGCACTGGCGGTGCTGACGAGAGACTATGGAAATTGGAAGTAGACAAGGCAGGTAACGGTTATGCTGTTATCAGATTTCTACCTGCACCTAACGGTGAAGAGTTACCTTGGGCGAAAGTATGGTCACATGCATTCCAAGGACCAGGTGGTTGGTACATTGAGAACAGTCTTACTACTCTTGGTGGTAAAGATCCTGTCTCTGAGTACAACAGACTACTTTGGAACAGTGGGAACGATGCCGATAAAGATCTTGCACGTAAGCAGAAGCGTAAGCTTTCTTACATCAGTAACATCTATGTTGTAAAGGATCCAACTAATCCACAGAACGAAGGTAAGGTATTCTTATACAAGTTTGGTAAGAAGATCTTTGATAAGATTACTGCAGCAATGCAACCTGAGTTTGAGGATGAGTCAGCAATCGATCCGTTTGATTTCTGGCAAGGTGCTAACTTCAAGTTGAAGGCAAAGAACGTAGCAGGTTATCGTAACTACGATTCATCTGAGTTCGCTGCTGTATCACCTCTTCTTGAGGATGATGATGCAATGGAAGCACTATGGAATAAGCAGTACTCATTAGAAGAGTTCACTGCTGCTGATCAGTTCAAATCCTATCAGGATCTTGAGAAGCGTTTGAATAGTGTGTTGAATACTTCTCGACCAAAGGTAGCACCTGAGGTTGCTGATGAAGAGGCAGAAATAATTACTGCTGATCCAACACCAGTTACTGCATCTCCTATTGTCAATAGTAAACAAGACGATGATGATGCACTATCATATTTCCAGCGTCTTGCTGAGGAGTAATGGAGTACGTCTCATTTGAAGAGACTATCGGAGTCTACGATGGAGATCAATCTATCGTAGACTCTGCTTTATCTTATGTCTATAAATTGAGAGAGGAGTATCCAGAGTCTGATGGTAACTCTAATAAAGGTGGGTGGCAGAAGCAATTAGATCACCCAATAAAAAAAGTAATTGAAAGAGAGTTTAGAAAATATATAAAGCACTATTGTATAGAGGAGCCATACTGGTTAGATTTTACTAGGTTCTTTTGTAATATAAATCCACCAGGTGCATCTAATATGATGCATCATCATACTGTTGGTGAGTTTAGTGGAGCATTATGGTTGAAGGCAGAACCTGATGCAGGTGATCTTATAGTGATGAACCCATTCTATAATAGATTCATGAATACTTGTACAATAGCACAGAAGAAAGATTATAATGCTATGTACTTCCATCCTCAACCGAATAGGGGTGTGTTCTTCAACAGTAATCTAATACATTACGTTGACATCAACAGGTCAACTGAAGACAGGGTTTCGATTGCATACCACATAGGAATCCATTATAACTGAGGCAAATTCGACTTTTAGTTTCAAATATTCGGGAAAAAAAACTCAGCACTTTTTTTGCCCTTAAGGTTTTTTAATGAAAAACATCAAAATCATAAAAACGGGAATTGACCCAAAACCCCTTTTAGAGCAAATTCAACCAAATCACTGGAAATGGGTTTCTCATCAAACGGGGGTAGGTGGCAAAAAGAACCCATATGGGTTTTTACCACTAACTATGGCAAAAGTGAAAAGAAATCAAGATCCTAAAGATGCAGAAGCATTAGGAAATACTGCACTTTACTCCCATTTCACGGAAGTCCATAAATTTTGGAAAAAGTGGAATATCAAAGAAACTGCTAGAGCAGCATTTTTCAAATTACAACCTGATGGACGGGTTGGTAAGCATATTGATGAAGGTAAATATTATCTTACTAAAGACAGATATCACTTATCTCTACAGGGAAGGTATCACTATACTGTAGGGGATGAGGAGATGATAGTGGAACCTGGTACTTTCTTTTGGTTCTATAACAAAGTACCACACTCAGCACACAATATAGGTGAGAATGATCGAATTACTTTAGTATGGGATACACCTCATAATGAAGGTAATCCACATCATACTATTCAAGCCTAATATCGCTTCCTTTTTTGAGTTTTTTGTTGATATATTGGGAACTATTTTGATATGTCATTATTTCTCTCATATCTTCTTTCATCATATTGAGATAATTTTTCCTCAGTAGAAATATCGATCTTTTAGCATCATTTTTAGCAACTTCATGTTCAAAGTTGGTAACAGAAGTTACATTATTTACACTGTAATTTGTTCCTTGGTAGGAATATTTGTATGTGTAATCTGCATCAACACTATGACCTGCTTGTAATAATATACAACCATCAGGATCTCTTATTTCTGTGGTTTCATAATGATGGATTTGATTTAGTTGAATATTATCGTATTTGTTGTTAAGATATCTTTGAAAATCATATTGAGTCATTGGCCATTCATCATGGACGTTAATTATATTATTTGATAGCATAACTATCCAGTCTAGATGAGAATCACCATATATTTTGTGTGCTACATTGTCTGGTCTATCATCACCTTCAATAAAATACTTATTGAAAGCAATTGCATTTTGAAATATATCTTCTCTAATTACACCTCTTTTGAAGAGGTTTTTTGATGCTACAAGATCAGCATTGGAAGTTCTATTTTCCGTATGTGATGCTATTAGTATGTTTGGGAAAAAATCGAAATAAGCCATTAGAATCCTACGTCATCTTGACCGATGTTGTCATTGTCACCTATAGAGTCATTATATCCAGCACCTGCGTTAACTGCAGTAGCCGTTGCTGGAAATTCTCCTCTATGGTTACCAAGATCCATATCACCCTCTTGACCTTCTTTGGAGTGTTCAAAATCACCTGAGAATATAGGAGTAAGTTCAGTAAATGAAGCTGCTGCAGTAATTAGTGGTGGCATTGAGACTGCCTTAGAATCTTCATATGATTGCCATACTTTTTGTGGAGCAAAATCTACTTCAAATGCAGTCATTGCACACATTTTAAACATATTTAAACCTTTTATTCTTCTACCACTATTCTTATATGTTATTCTGAATACATTTGGTGAACCAAGGAATATTGTCTGTGTAAAGTCATTTCTAGGAGACATTCCTTGTTTGAACCATCTTATTATCTTTCTGATTTCTGTTGCCTCTATTTCATCATTTGCTGCAAATTTCCAAGCGAGGCTAAAGTTTCTTAATTTAGGACCACTGAATAGTAGTTCTAAATTAGGATTTATTGCATTTCCTGTTGATCTAGTAATAAATTGACCAGTATCAACATTTATATTCAATTTTGATAATGCTGCTTTTGCAAGTGTTGCTGAAAGTATTTGACTAGCTTGTCCTCCTCCCTGTGCATCCTCTTTTAGATTATTTAATAATCCACCTGCAGCACCACCAGCGTCACCAATTAAATCTGCAACACTTTTACCTCCTTCTAAAGCACCTTGTACTCCTCCCATTGCAGAAAAGAATGCTCCAGCTTCAATTGCATTTGCTCTACCTTCACCCCAACCAACACCAGTACTAACATTTAGTTGATTTGGAATTGGTAATTTTACTGATCCT